AGCCGGACAGGTTGCGGGGCAGTCGTGGTCGGTAAGGTTCTCACTGTCCAGCAATGAATCTGCGAGCAGGGCAACGGCTTCACACGCCACCGCCAGTTCATCCCGCTGCTTCCTCAACTCCGCGACCTCCTTCTCGGGGTCGGTCATGCCGGTGCAGGCCAGCCAGCACTCGCCGATCCGATCGGTTACGGCGCGAGCGTGCGGGCCTTCAATCCGGCATCCGGTTTTCCCGTTGGGCGCGTCTAGGCTGATGGCATGTGTACCGTCTGCAAAGTTTACAACGTACAACCGTCTGTCTTTGATCTCTGGCTCCTGCGTGTGCTTCGTCTGGCTCATGTGCCACCGCCCACAGTGAAAGTGAGAATGTCCCTCTCCTTGATGCCACGCAGGGGTGCGGTGCGCTTCAGATGGATAAACACCAGCAGGCTCGAACTCTCGGTATCAACATCACAGACCACGTACTCGACATCTGAGTGCGTGATCTTGTCGCCGATTTGCAGGCCGTGCGGGTAGTCCGCTTCACACTTCACGCTGAGGCGGTTGCCGCCATTCTGCAACAAGTAGACGGTCATCGCAACCTTTCGCGGCTGAGTGATCTCATCCACCAACCGCTCCCGCCCAGCCGTGGACCCGCCGGGGTTGATGCCCTGGGCCAGCACGAAAGCGGCAAGGCCGATATCCGCCGCGTCGTAGTCGATCTTGTCTTTTGCCCGCTCGATCGCCTTGCCCACAGTGTCGGGCATGGGCCGCATCGTGGTGTCAAGCCGCTTGAACGTCGGCATCTCCACCGGGGGCGTGTGCCCGCCAGCGTCCGCCGCACACCCGCCGTCGAACGGATCAGGCGCGCCAATATCGACACTAACAATCCACTTCGAGTCCGGGGTAGAGGGCACCCCCGTTTCTCGGGGAATGACTAGCAGGTCTCTACCCGCAGGGGTGCCCTCTACCGCGTCTGGTGCTTTCTTTTCTGCGTTCTGGTTATCGGATTCCATGAGCGTATCCCGCTCAGGTCTGTCTCGACACCTAGACACGGTGCCGGTCGCCTCAATGTCAGTCCGTTGCGGTGGGCTGCTGAGGATGCAATGCTGACCTGCTACGAAGCATCGCGGACAAAGGAAGTATTGGGTACATTCGGGGCGAAGTCAAGGAAAAGGGGAACATTTTTTTATTTTTCTCACGCCCGGCCTCCAGACCGCGCATGAGTTGCGCCATCATCTTGTAGCCGGGCTTCTTCATAAATCCCCCGGCTGCCTCTCGGCTTGGGGGGATGGGGCGGCGCGTTGTTCATCTTGAGAGCGCGCCCGCTTTGTCCTTGACACATAGACCAGCGGGTTCCCGTGGTCCTTCTTCTTCAATGCTTCCTCATCCTTGACCTTCCGCCTAAACCCCCGCTTGATCTCACGCAGGCGGGCCGAACGGCGGTCTACGAAGTCCCTCACCCATTCGCGCGTCGTTACCACCATCCGCCCGGTGTTGCGGGTTTCAAGCAACCCGTCGTTCTTCGCTCGCTGGATCGCACCGATCGTCCCCCGGATCATCCGCGCGGCCTCGGCCAGCGTGATGTACGACTCGCCTTCGAGGATCGCGGCCCGAATCTCGCCAATCTTCGCGTCGATAGCGGACTCGACCGCGTTCTTGACGATCAGACTCAAAACCACTGGGTCCATAAAACCCTCCCGGTGGCTTGCACCATCGGGAGAGCGGAGCGAAACGAACAGCCTTCATCCAGAGTGTAACCGCGTCCAAAAAAGATTCAAGTCCGCGCGAGATTTTTCACGTTATCCACAAGCCGCGCCATCGCCTGTTGATAGTCGGCGACCGGATCGTTGACACCCGTAACCCGCCCGGCATCGGCCCGGCTGGTCTGGTGGTAGTGGGTGATCGCCACGCTCGGGCTGTTGCCAAGCCACCGGCAGGCGTGTATCCCATGCTGGTCCAGCCAATCCTTCTCCAGAGACTTGCGCAGGTCGTGGAAGGGCTTGCGCACGCCCTCGACGTTGACGCGGGCCATGATCCGGCGCATCCATGTCCGCGCGGCCCGCCCGTCGGCAAGGTGCGGGAGCCGGTCGAACGGTGCGCCAGCCTCGACCAGCAGCCAGAGGGCCGGGCAGATCGGAACCTCACGCGCCGCCCGCTTGGTGCTTCTGCCCTTGCCCCGCCTCTCGGGGTCGAGCGTGATGGATAAAAGCCTCGTTTTTCCATCAAAGTCTGCCTGCTGCACCCGCGCCAGTTCGTTGAACCGCAGCCCCGCCAGCCTTGCCAGCCCCAGGGTGATCCGCTCGGCTGGTGATTGGCAGGCAGCGAGTATCGCGCCAGCCTCGTCAAGCGTGATGTATCGGAACCCCTCATCGTGTACCGGGTTGGGCAGTTCGGTCATGGCGAACGGGTTGCGGGCGATGTAGGGCCGTTCGGCGGTGGGGTATCGCATCGCCAGCCCCCAGGCCCGGCGTGCGTTGCGGCAGTGCTGGGCCACCATCCAATCGGTCGCCTTGCCCGTGCCGTCGATGTTCGGCTGGGCGCGTAGGTGTTCGATGAACGCCCGCACGTCGGCGGTGCTGAACGTCCCGATGCGGCGTTCGGGTGTGAAACATTTGCAAAGGTGCGCAAATGTTGCGCGGTAGGATCGCCCGGTGGTTGGCTCGCGCCCGGCCAGCAGTTGATCGACGACGACCGCCCCCCAGTCCTCGACGGTGGGAGTCTCGCCTTCGGCCAGCACGCCGGACGCGGCAACCTGCGCCAGCCTTTCCAGTTCCGCGCGGGCTTGGGCCTTCGTCGTGTGCTTGACGTTGCCGAGCGTGGCGCGGTGCAACTTGCCCTCCGCATCGCGGTAGGTACCAGTGTGGTAGGTCTGCCCCCGTGCGGTCCTGGTGGTCATGCCTTGCCCTTTGTGTATTGGCGTGCCAGCAGGCCCACCATGTCGCTAATGCTGATGCTCACGTTCGTCCGGGTGCGGTAGAGTTCCCGCGCCTCGTTGAGTTCGGCGGCGTGCTGTTTCGACACGCGCAGGCCGGTGATCTTCTTCTCGGTTGTGGGGGTGGTTTCGGACGGTGTGGGTTGGGTTGTCATAATCCGCGCCAGCACTGCTAGGTGGTGGCGAGGGGTGGGGTGTCATTCCGCTGGCACGCGCTCGCCGCCAGCCAAATCCTCCACCGCATCCATGAGCATGTTCCAAGCCTTTGCCTGCCGCTCTTGGCTCGGCGCAAACACCCGCGCCAGATAGTCGCTAGCCTTTTGCCCCATCTTCTCGCCCCGCTCCATCTGCTTGGCGCGACGGGTCATTTCTTTGGCGGTTTCGGTGGGTAGGGTGGGTAGGATGGACACCAACCACCGCATGTATTCTGCGTGCGTCATTTCCCGAATATCAGACATTGCCTTACTCCTTTGGTTGCCCCGGCGGTATTGCCGGAATCCGCGCCAGCCTTGGTAAAGGGTGGCGGGGAGGGTGTTAGGCGGTGGGGGCTGAGGCTCGGCAAGCGGCAAGCGTGTAAACGTCTACAAGGCTGTCCCAGTACGCTATCTTGTGGGCCGATGCTTTTTTCTCCCGCAGATTGCACGCCGTCCATCTGGCGACGCGGACGTACCGGCGCAGCGCGGACGCAGGCAGAGTACGCGCCAGCCTTTCTACTGTTTGTTCCTCTGTTTCGCTTGGCTTCTTCACTCTCCGCCCCCCTTGCAAGGCCGAATACGGGGCAAGTCTTGGTAGGACTGCTTCCGTCCCGTGGCGTTCTGTTCTCCGATGCGACGGCCAGCCTCGATAAGTTGAACGTCGCGCTTAGATAGGTTGATTGCGACCAACTCCCCTTGCGGGTCTCGCAGTTCTGCCCACTTGCCGCGCCCCCTCGATACCAGCGTGTAGTAGGTCGTGTTGCAGGTTATCACTCTCCACCCCCTTCCGCGCCGGTAGCCTTGGCGATGGCGGCGCGGGCGGCGGCGGCGTATCCGCTTGTGCCGTTGTAGAAGTCAGGAAACGCCGTGGACCGTTCGTAGAGAAACCGGCACGCCTCCAGCAAGTCAGGCGCGCCAGACTCGGCCTTGCCCGCATCGTACTGCTGCTGGAACATGCCGAGCATTTCCCGGCACCACTTGTCATCGTCCTCGGGCGTTGCGGGCATCCGCGCGATCGTCAACATTGCACGTACCGCGTACTCTGGGGTTGCTGTCATCTCCATAGTCCTGCTCCTATCCGCGTGATTGCGGCCCGCTCCCCCCGTGGGGGGATGGGGCGGGGATCATGCGCCAGTCTCGCTAAAGTGCGCCGGTGCCGTTGCACGGGTCGCTCTGCACGCTCGCGGGCCTGCGGTTGCTCCCGCGCGGTTCGGCGTACACGCCCGCGTGCCCGACGTTGTTCCCGTTGATGTCCATAAGGTGCCGCTCGTTGCCCGCGTCAAAGTACCGGTCGCCGTCGATCTGGTCCGCCAGTTTGCGGAGTATGCGCGCCGCCTCTTGGCTGGCGTTGTCCTCAAATGCGGCGTTGTCCATTGCGATCCTGATCCGAAGTTCCATCGTCCTAACTCCTTACCCTCACGTAGTGCGAATGGTTGGCGGACCCGGTGAGGTGCGCCAGCCTGGGCTAGTCGATCTCAACCGGGAGCATCGCGCTCGTGTAGTTGCCGGGGTCTTTGCCCGGAATCATGTCCGGCCAGTAAATGCGGATTGCCGCCCCCATCGGATCGCCCCCAAAATATGCCGTTGCCCCATACTTCTCGGCAATGTCGCTAGCGGTGTTGACGGCACCGAATGAAATCTTCCGCTCTCGCTCTGATACCTCCCGATTGCAAAGATTTGTGTTGTAGGTGTCAAGCCGCTTCGCCAAAACCCGCAAGCGTGCCGCGTCGCGTGCTGCATCCCATGCGTTAGCCTGTCCACGCTTTGCTAGCGTTGCCGCCAACAAAAGCCGCCGGGCCTGCCGCTCTTCCGCTTTGGTCATCGTCCGCATGTTCCTACTCCTTCTGAAAGTGCGCCAGCCCCGCGTTAGGGCCGGTGAAGCCCGCGCCAGCCCGGTAGGGTGGGCGCGGGTGGGGTTACTTGGCAACCTTGGGGTACTTGCTAACCCTGGCGAAGTATTCGCCGATCGCCTTGTACGGGTAGTATTCGGGCTGTTCTTCGTCGGTGGGCTGCGAACTCATGCCGGGCTGGAATACATCGCCCAGCGCGGACAGTGCCGCATACTCTGGCGAATACTGGCCCGCATGCCATTCGGTCAAGGCCCAATATGCCCCTACGATCAGGTCGGGGCAGGTGAACTCCCCAAACTCGCCGAGGCTAAGCCACGCATCGTTATCGGACGGCTCGGCATGGACGGCCTGGGCCAGTTCGATCAGTGCCGGGCAGAGGTCGATATCCGCACCGTCTGTGCGGAACATCGAACTACCGGCAATACGATCGAACGCGGCAACGGTACGGGCGGCGGGCCTTGGCATTGGTGATCCTCCTGAAAGTGGTTTGCTCTGCCGGGGACACCCCCGACAACCTATCATACCACACTATCGGCAAGAATGCCAACAATCCGCACGATATTCGCAAAGATTCTTTCCAATCCATCAAGTTAGCACACTTGCTAGCATTCTGTTAGCATATCTACAGCGCAATAAATGCCGATAACACCCTCAGAAAGTGTTGAATATATGAGAGTGGCAAATCATGCGAAGGAACGAAGCATGAAACAGCCCAAGACGCACGCTAAGCCCAACACCCCTCCCCCATACCCCCTCCCCCCCTACGCCCCCGGTATGCTCGGGTGCAAAGGAAGGAAGCAAATACCCTCGACTCCTACACGCATCGGCCAAGGTTTGCACACACGCGCAAGGGTGCAAGGGTCATGCCCTAGGTGCAAGGTGCCGGCAAGGATGGATGCACACGCACGCACAGAGAGCAAGGGCAAGGTGTGCCCGACTGGGGTAAGGGAAGAAAGGGAAGGGGAAAAGGGTAAGGGTGAAGGAAAAAGGGTAATGCGAACTCACACGCGCAAGTACGCTGCGACTCACTCTCAACTAGCACGCACACTCGACGAATCCAGGCTGAAACAGCACGCACACTGCACACAACACAGCACACAGAGCGTGGAAGTGCAGCAAATACAGCGGATGCACGCGGTTTACTAGACCGCAAGCACACGTGGCACGCTCGACGGGGGGGCAGAGGGGGGAAGCACGCGGCCAGCCTTGGATCAATACCCCCACACCAATAGCCTCACCAAAACTCGGGCACCTCGGCAAACTCTCTGCCTGCGCCTTGCTTCTCTGGAAGTTGCTGCTAGACTTGGGCACAAGGAGATGCTTCTGTGGTTGGGCGAGTGGCTTATGCCGGGTGAGGGCTAGAAATCCTACGTCAAACACCGTTCTTTGCCGCGCTCTGCCTTGACAACCGGAGCGGGCGGAGAACCGCAGGTTCGACTCCTGCACCACAGGTTACAAGGAGGCGCGATGAAACCGAAGAAGTTGGAGTTTGCCAGGGTTTATCTGGAGATGGGCGAAGGACAGGCACCCGCTGCGCAGGATGTGTGGATTGCCAACCCGCTAGAGGGTTTTACCTACGTGGTTCGTTTCTGGCGCGGCGGCTTCTACTGGACGCGGGTGGTTTCGCCGAGGGAGGTGTTGTATTGGGACTATGGCCCCTGCCGGAACCCTGAGAGCGGGATGGCCGCCTGCCAAGAGCATTGGGAGTTGTTCGGCGACAATGCCCGCAATCGGCCCTACGGGGGCGGTTCTGGCTCTTGGGGCTTCCCGTGGTCCCTGATTGGCCTGTAGAGGCTCCTGGGCGATCGTAGCGGGTGTGTAAACTCCCTGGCGGGGCAAACCCTATCAAGCCGTTGGACGGCACCGGGGTAGGGGGATAGACTTGGGGTAAGGAGGCGGTATGACCACCAACGACATCGTTATCGTGCTGGGCCTGTTGGAGCGTGCCCAAGACCGGGAGGCTGCACTAGTTGATGGGGAGGGAGAGTTCCAGAGGGCTATAGCCCAAAGTCGGTTGGCGGCGATCAAGGCGGTGTCTAATCATCTGAAGGAGCGGATCATTGCGCCTCGCCCGCTGCCCGATTTTACTCGCGGTATCCAAACCACCCCGCCCACCGTCGAGCATCAGGTAGGCGACAGTTGGATTGGGACGGCCCTTGATCTTCCGCCATATGGCGAGAAGGTGTTGGTTTACCACACCATTGGACGCGGCGGCGTGGCTGTAGCGTGGAGGGGCAGGGGCGACGGCGGTGAAGGAGACACTTGGTACCAAGTTGAGGAACCCAAGATTCCATGCGGTGCCCAGACCACCCGCGATATCGGCTTTCACAACGTCATCTCGTGGAAACCCCTACCCACCAAGGGCTGACCGGCACATACCGAAGCCACGCCTTGCCCAACAGGTTGATGGGCAAGGCGATCGTCCGTCCGAACGGGGTGGTGGCTGACGCGGTGGTTCGCTTGCCGGTTGGGTTTGAGGTGCTACTTGTCATAGTTAGACACCGTAGGCGTGCTACTAGGGACAGTAGGCCCTTTACTTAGACCTTTTGCTACCTCCCGCTCGGCCTGCAACTTGGCAAACTGCTTCTCCATGCACTGTTCGTAGGATGCGTGGACCTCAAAGGCCAGCCAGTTCGTGAGTTTGTCGTGGCCTTCTTCTTGTTGCCAAGTTGAACCAAACATGGAGTTCCGGCTGGCGTATGCAATGCTTTTGCGCGGAGTGGCGTTGGTTTTATAAAGCCGTCCGCAGCGGGTTTCTTCGTCAACGTCCGTCCACAACTCGGCGTAATACTGCCCGCTCGGGTGCTGGATCGTGCTACGGTCGGTCATGGCTGCTCCTTGCCCCATCATAGCCCGACCCTGCACGACTGTCGCACCCTTGCGACGCGACAGCCCGGAATCCGCGTTTTCAAGCCCTGGAACGGGGTTTTTGTGTCGCAGGAATCCAACTATTCGGTACTGCCGAATAGTTCAATCCTCCCACCGACCACGCCCGCTGTAGGCCCTGGACCTGCCCAAGAACCTCCCCCCCAACGTGTACGGCTGCTCGTCCTTGCTAGGCCGGGAATCTTCCTCCCACGCCTGTATCCGGTCCCTGGCGACCTGAGCCGCCTGCTCGGGGATGAAGTGCAGGTGCGTCGAGAGGTCGTTGACCAACGCCGCCAGCACGTCCGCCCGGTCATCGTGCTGCAACTCCACGCCCTTGGCGGTCATCGCCAACTGGCCCTGAAGGATTTGGTCTGCGGCAACCGTCGGGTCAAACACAATCTGGTGGTTCTGGAACGGACCCTCTAGCGAGTCGATGATCCGGCTCTGCTTGTTCTTCGTCGAGGGCTTGCAGTCCACCCGGCAGGACCACTCTTGATCCGATATCCGGGTAATCTCCTGCTGAAGCGCGTGGGCGAACAACTCACCCCCGGCGTTGGACTCGACCGTACAACTGGTCGTCTTGCGAAGTTTGAGCCGTTGGGCGATCAGCCGCAACCCGTAGGACCGGCTCACGGGTGTCTTGCTGTCCGGCGTGCGGAGTAACGCCTGGGTCGTCGCCTCCGGCTCGGCACCCGTCGGCGAGAACCGAAGGCCCAGAAGTTCTTGGACGAACAACTTGCCCCCGAGCGTCCCGCCGATGGCGCACGTCGTTTCGTCCCCGCCCGAACCTGCCGGGTCAATCCGGGCGTGGCGGTTTATCAGCGTCCCAAACTTCGCGTCGGCGTAGATCGGGCGGCGGAACCTGTCTCCCGCCTGCCCGACCGTCTGGATGTCCAGCAGCGTCGGGTCGTCGCCCGAGGTCGCGCCCCACGCTAGTTGCACCGGGGCGATCCCCTCGGAGCATGGGTAGACCAGCAGATCACCCAGGCGGAGCGGGAAGTCATTGTCGCCGCTGGAGTCTGGGATACCTATGTAGTGCCGCTCGACCTGACTGCGGGGCTGGCTGAGGATGTCGGCAATCGTTTCCGGGCTATACCGCTCGGGGTTGACCGCCTCGCCCGGCGTGGCCTCGCCCGAGTCGATCTTGGCCGCGATCACCGGCGCAAGGCCCGGTATCCGCGCCCTCTGCTTGTGCGTCGGGTAGACGATCGGGTAGGACCGGACGGCGTAGCCATACCCCGCGTCCTTGTTGAACAGCGTCGGATAGATCGACTGTGCCGGGTTGTAGGTGCCGATCGCCAGCAGGTTCGGCACAAGCCCGTTGGACTTGTAGGCCATGTTATAGACCTGCGAGTAGATGTTCAGCAGCCCGGCCTTGGCGTCCGCCGTGATGGAGTTCTGATCCGTTTCCCCGTCGTCGATGATGCAGAGGTGGTGGCGACCGGCTGCCAGTTGGCCCTCGACCCCCTGCGCCTGCAACGTCGGCTCGCGGTTGGGCAGTTTCAGAAGGCCCGAGTCGAACAACGTGGTGTTGTTGCGGTGCGGGCCGTTCTTTGGCGGCATCAACTGCTGGAACAGCGGTATCTGCTGCATCATCGTCTTGATCCCGACGACGAACTTCTGCGCCTGCCCACCGGACTTGCTGAGGATGCGGATGTTGTGGTCGGGGTACTTCAGCATGTACCACAGCGGGTACAACTGGGTGCCGATCATCGACTTGCCGCTCTCACGCCATGCGAACAGGAACCGGCGCGAGGGGCCGTGGGCGATGTAGTTCGCCATGTCCAGTTCGATTGGCGAGAGTGCGGCCTTGCTCTGGAGGTCAAGGACTTCCCAGCAGTATGACACACAGTATGCAAAACTGTCCAGTGCCTTCTTCCTGAACGCCTGCATCGACGCGGTATCGTCCGGGTCGTAGAAGCGGTCGAGGCTCACCCTCTATCCCCTAGACCGTCTGCCGGGTCGGGCAGTTCCGATCGTGCCTGCCTGCCGGACTTGCGGAGTGCCGATAGCACCTGATCGTCCGCCGTGCCGACGCTCTCGATCGCGGCGGTCAACTTGAACTTCTCTAGTGCCTGCGCCATGCGCTGGAAGTCTGTCGGCGAGAAGTCGCGGTAGCCGAGTATCTCAAAGTTCTTGTCGTAGTTCGTTACCCGCCCTTCGGCGACGCTCTTGGACATGAGAACCAGCATCCGGCTCTCGATCGCCCGCTTCATCCCCGGCTCAATCAGAAGGCACGCCTCGCTGAGTGCGTCGAGCGGGAAGCCCCGAAGGTACTCGACCATCTCTTTCTGGGGTAGGCTCTTTGGGTCTATCACTCCGGCTCCTTTTCCTTCGGCTCGGTCATGCTCAACGCCAGCGAGAGCATTGTCCGCTGGCGGTCTGACAGGTACTTGTCGTGGAACGTGAACGGGTGCGGGTTGCCGTGGATCACCAGCAGCGGCTTGACCGACTCAGCCTTGTGCGTCGGTTCGCTGACGATCACGAAGCGGCCCAGGTGTTCCTCAATAATGGCAAACGCCGAGCGCAGTTGCTTGGCCGGATCGCCCGAAGGTTTCTTTGACACAGGTTCCCCAGTCTGTAGGTTCTGTCGTTTGGTTCAAGGTCTACGTCGTCCAGCAAGTCCTCTACGTCCCACCACGGCAGAGGCATTGTCAACCTCCTTGAAGTAGATGATCTCCCTCGTCGATCCGTGGACGAACTGTTTGATCTTCCCGTCGTCGATCATCTTCTTCAGGGCGATGCGCACCGTCCCCGGCCTGAAGCCCGAGAGTGCCACAAGTGCCCGTACCGTGTATCCGTTGCCGTTCTCCATCTTGGACCAGACCACCTCCCCGCTGGGAAGGTTTTCGCGGACAAGATCGGCCTGCAACTCCAGCAACTTGTAAACGCCCTTGCTCATGGTTTGCCCTTGAACTCGCGGAACTCGGTTGGGAGTATCCAGCGTCCACCCTTCTTCGTGGCTATGTGAACCGTCATTGTTCCGTCTGGGTACTTGTGTCCGTATGCCCAGCCGTTGCAGTGCTTCAACGCACCGATCTTTGTCTTTAGGTAAGGCATGTCTAAGCGGCAAAGGCACGGTACGCACCACAACTCCTTCGGCTTGTGCAAGCCCTCAACAGTAAGGTGCGTGGCCGTGTGCAGGTGGCCGTTGATAACCTTGTCGTAGATCGCGGCTTGACGCTTCAGCGCGGCCTCGGAGTTGGCGACTCCGTGGATGATCTTCAGGTCGCCGATCTTTAGGTACTCAAAAACAGAATACGATTTCTTGAAGGTCGCCGATTTGGTCGCGTGTTCAATCTCGCCAATGATCCGCTCGGCATCGTCGGCGACGTTCTGGTTGGGGTGCTTTAGTGCCCTCCACACCCGATCGTCGTGGTTGCCCCAGCAGATGTGTGTAGGCTTGAACTTGCGAAGAAACTCCAACCCACAATCAAGGTCAGACCTGCCCGATGCGTACTGGTCCTCAACGCTGGCACCTTCTCGTTTGTGCCGGAAGTCAAAGTGATCTCCCATGCCAATGCGTATCTGCGGCTTGAAGTAGTCGATAAACTCGAAGAACGCCGCGAGCGTGGACGGGCACCGCATATCCCCGTGTGAGTCTGCACCGGCGACCCAGGGGACAGGTTTACGTGGCATGGGTGTCCTTGTGGTTATGCCGTCGGGAGTGTCGTGCCGGTACTCTGCGGGATCGAAAGCCGGACAGAGGTCTCCAGTTGCCCGGCGACAAGGTCCGCTCCAGACCCACCATAAAAAACAAACTCAAACTCGACCGGCGTTGGCGCAGAGCCAGCGACGATCAGCCCGTTCCTTGCAAGATTTGCGGGTGCCGTCGCGCTGTAGATGGTGAACGAAGACGAGCCAGAAGTAAACGACGACGCAACAAAACTTCCACCCACAATCAGTGTCGAAAGATTGACCTCGACATTCGTTATTGGCCCACCAGTAAAGAACGTCGGCACAACAAACCGCAGCCCGGTTGCGACGCTGTCCGCCGGTATCGAAGCGACCTCGACCATCGCTACCCCGCTGACGTGCGAAACAAGACTGGGCGTGTCGAACGCGGTCGTGTATTTCACCCACCGTTCCACGTTGTCGGGCAGGACGCCAGCAGCGGGCGGCGCACTCTCTGGCGCACTCTCTAATGCCGCAATCCGATCTGTTGCCGCCGTCAACGACGCCCGCAAACTGTGGATCGTGTTCCGCAGCGTGATGGGGTTTTCCAGTGGTTCCATCAGGCACCCACCCGACGCCGCCCACGGGCGGAAACCACGCCAACGATCCGGTCGAGCTCAAACCCCGCCCCCGTCGTCTGCTGGCGCAGTGTTACCTGCAGCGCACCGGCGCAGTGCCGCAACCGCACCGGCTGCTGGAACCCAGCGGCCACGCTCCCCCAGGTGCCCGCGGCCAGCCCAGCGGTGCCGATGTCGATGGCGTTGGCCTCCACAGCCGACGACGCCCCTTGCAACCTCCACGCGACCGGGCCAGACCCGGCGTTAAGGGTGCATTGCAGCTCGTGAAGCATCCCCCGCGCCGCGCCGTCGCCAACTTCCAGCGGGGACATCTTCACCCAGGCGTCGATCGTGGT